GTATGTAATTCTTCTTTTGTAAAAGTAATAAGTATATTTTTATTCTTTTTTTGCTCATAATTAATTAAAAAATCTTGATATATCAATTTTAATAATGATCTATATTTTTTAAATTCTTCTTGAACACTATAATGACATAATTTAATAATTAATGAATCATCCCAAAAAGAATATACTGTATTCATAATTTCTTTAATTTTGGTTTGAATAAAAATAGTTTGTAATTTCATAAGATGTATTTATTATTAAATAATATAAAAATATAAAAATTAAAATTTAGAAGAAATAAATAAATAAAAATAATTTATTTAAACATAAAAGAATAAATAGTTACTATATATAAGAATATGAGTAATTTTTCAGATTTTCCCCATGGTATTTCTCAAAGAATGCAGCAATCTTCTTTAGATTATAATCCATTAATTATAAAACCTCCCGATCGTAATAAAACTCATGGAACAATAACAAAACATTTAGTAATTGATAGTCGAGATCGTGATTATTTAAAATATCCAAGTTCGAGTAGATACCGCATTGAAGTGACCGAAGATTTAAGAGATGTCACTTCAATAGAGTTATCACTTGGTCAAATACCAAATACTTATTATAATATTGCAGAAAATAATAATATGTTTTATATTAGCGATGAAAATGATAATGTTTTCGGAATTAAGATTGATGAAGGACAATACACAAATAATTTACTCATTGAAACTTTAAATGGAAAATATGGTAATTTATTTATTGATTTTGGCTCTAAATTAAACTTTAGTCGTAATCCAATCAATTTAACTTTACGCATGCAGAGTGATACCTATTTTGGATATAATTTAAATTATGAACGAAATAATAATTGTTCAGCTCCTGGACTTAATTACGATATTCAATATACAGCTGGACAAAGACCATGTGCTTTTAATAGTATTGATACCACTATAGGATTTTTAAATAAAACATATCAAGCTGAAAAAATAAATTTAAAAAATATCGATGTAAAAACAGGTGAAATTACTAATTTAAGTAAATTAAGTGAGAATGACTATAATTTATATAAAATGGATATTGATCAAAATGATGTAGATTTTAAAAAAATATTTGTAATTGGTGATTATTTTATTTTAAGTGATGGAACTACGGAATATAAATGTCGCATTTACGATATTCAGAATTTCAATACGATTATTTTTGAAACATTAGATAATACACAAGATCCAACAGTATTAAGTGGAACTATATTTGAAGATATTTATATAATTCACAGCCCTAATATATTTCAATTAAATACAAAGCCCTATGTTATTTTAAAAATTGGAGAAGCAAAATTATTGAATTCCATTAATGCTTCAAATAATTGTTATACGATTATTCCGTTAAGTTATACCGCAGATTCCATTGTAAATCAATCAACAACTCCTGTACATGGAGTCATTAAATATTTTAATCCACCCTTGGGAAAATTATTTTACATGGATATTGAATTTTTGAATTACGATGGATCTTTATTTAATTTTCGAGGACAAGAAAACATGCTCTTATTTATTATAAGTATGTTAAATCAACCCGGAAAATATAATAATTATGTGGATACAAATTAAACCTATTTAATAATAGAAAAGAAATAGAAAAGCGTAATTTTTTCTTCGGATATAAATGAATTTAAAATTATTTATATACATTAAAGTATGGGTATCCAATTTAATACTAATTACTGGCCAATAGTTCAATTTAGCTTAATAGAAGAAGTAAATGACGAAAATTTTGAACAATATAAAGTAAATTTTTTAAATTTACTTTTACGATGTAAAAAAAATAAAGAAAAAATGCTTCTTATTTGTGATTTAGAATCTGATATTTGTATTCCAATGAAATATGTGTTTAAATTAGCTTTATTTAATAAAAAAATATTTAATTTTAATAAATTATATTTACAAGGAGTTTGTGTATTGAGTAAAAGTAAAACATTCAAAAATATTTTCAAAATTTATTTATCACTAATTACTCCTTCTTCACCCTATAAATTATGCTCTTCTTATACCAAAATAAATAGTTATATTAAAAAAGAATTCCATATTAATTTTGATACTTCTGTATTTAGTAAAGATTTTTTAAATAAAACAAATATTATAAAAAATAATCAGCAACAGAAAGAACTTAAGGAAAAATCATCATCTCAAGATGGAGAAGATTATGAATTAAGTGAATCGAGTGATAATTTAGATGAAATAGATAGCAATGATAGTTCAGAAGATTTTCATGTGAAATTAAATGAAGCAAAAAAAGATAATCAAATGTATCTGAATGAAAATGAATCATCTTCAAAATCTGAATTATATGATTTATTAAATAAAGAAGAAGAACCATTAACATTAAATCTTAAAAATGATGATGATGAAAACCAAGAATGTATAAACGATAAAAATAGTAAAAAAAAATCTTATAAAGTACCAATGACTACTTCTTCTTTAATTGCTTAATTTTTAATTTAATCTTATTTTTTGATTTATTTTTATGTCTATTATTATTAGAATGAATAGTCATAGAAATTCAACAGGTATAAATATTGCCGGAATTATATTTTTTATTATTATTTTAATTGTTATTTTTATTGTTGTTTATTTAATTATTAATAAATCTAACATGATTGTTAAAGAAAAAGGGCTCAAGCAATACGATTATCCTTATCCCAAGTCGTTTGTTAGCAATTATTTAAAAAAATGTCCCTTAGGATGTGTTCGTGGTGTTTGTCGTCGCATGAATAATGGACAAGCTGGATGCAAGTATGATTATCAATGTAGTTATTGTACAGACCGTCATACAAAGCGATTTTTTGTAGATTTCGGTAATCGAAATGAAATTATTCCGGTTTATGAAGAACAAAAAAAATTACTTCCCAAGCAATCTAATACGTTAAATGATCAAATAAAAGAAAATAATGAATATATTCATGAATTAAATGAAGAAATTGAATATCGAAATAATCAATAATTTTAAAAAAAATGATTATAAAATAAGAATAGTACTATTATAGTAAGTTATATCAAAATAATAAAAAAATATTTTATTTTTGGAATACATAAAGACTCAATATGACAAGTCAATTATTATTTATTTTTAAGAATCGATATCATCAATCAGATGATTTAATATCCATGGAATCTTCTTCTTCCAATATAAAATTAAAATGCACATGTCAAGGAAGACCTTGTTATCACATTACATATTTAATTCAAAAATTGAGAAATGATTTTTATTGTCAATTAGAACAAAAATCCCAACAAGAAGAAAACGCACCTATTTATTTGGTTCCTGTTGATAGTTCCAATATTTTATTCTTAGATTTTGAAGATAAATATAGAAATAAATTATGTAAAATATATATTCGATTACAGTATAATTCTTTTTATTTTGGGTGCAATTGTCATCCAACAGAATGTGAAAATTTTACCCATCATTGCGAACATTTAAAATCATTAATTGATTATGTATATCATTTTTATGATCCTATTCAGAATACATTGAATTTAGATTCACAAAAATCATTGATTTCACAAGAAGAAAATGACTCCGAGGGTGTAAATGAATTATTATTCAGTATGGATGAATTATCTATTTGAATTTGACCATTTTTGATAGCATATAAACAACATCGGGGTTCATTTGATTATGTTTCAACTTTTTTAATGTATCTATATAATTACATAGTTCAGTATAACCACCAATAGGAATTTGTTGCGTTTTAGAAACTTGGATGAATATTTGAGGAAATGTATTCATCTTATTTTTTTTCTTCAATTGTTGTTTTATTTTTTCATCTTGGGGGACACGTATAATGTTAGACTTTATTTTCAATTCATGAATTAATTTTTCTGCTGCTTGACTGTATCCACATTGATCTAAAATAAAAGCAATAAGCATACTCTTTATAATATATTACTAAATAATATAATAATCTGTTTAATATAATTTATCTATTTAATTCTTTCATTTATTTCTTATATTTTTATAAAAAATATAAAAAATGATTTTCTTTACTTGAAAGTATTCATTTAAAACTTTAATTATATATTTATCTATACATATACACATCTTAAATTAAAATAATAATATGTCTTCTTATTTATTAATTGATGGAAGTTACTTCATATTTTATCGTATTTTTGCCCTAACAGTATGGTGGAAAAATGCGAAACCTGATATTGAATTAAAAGAACCTTTTCATAATCCTGAATTTGTAGATAAATTTCGTTCCACGTTTTCATCAAAAATTAAGGAAATTATTAAAAAATTAAATATTACAAATTTACAAAAAATTATGGTCGGAAAAGATTGTTTTCAACATGATATTTGGAGAAAACATCTTTATCCACAATATAAAGATGGACGTAATGAAGCAAAAAATATTGAAAATAATGTCGGTGATTTCTTTAAACTTGTTTATGAAGAAGATTTATTTAAACAAGCGGGTGTAGATTTTATTTTAGATTATCCTACCTTAGAAGCCGATGATTGCTTAGCCTTAACGACTAATTATTTATTAGAAAATAATGAACCATCGACGCAAATATATATATTAACAAGTGATCATGATTATCTTCAATTAATGCATGAAAATGTTCATATATATGATTGTAAATATAAATTATTGAAAGATTCTAAAAAATCATTTGATACTCCACAGAAGAATTTATTTTTCAAAATAGTTGGGGGAGATAAAAGTGATAATATACAGGCGCTCTTTAAAAAGTGTGGTCCGAAAACAATTGAAAAATGTTATAGTGATGAAAAGTTTTTTCATGAAAAATTAGAAAAAGAAGAAGGTGCCGAAGAACGGTACGTTTTAAATCAAACATTAATTGATTTTCAACAGATACCAAGTGATTTATCTCATGGATTCCGAGATAAACTTATTTCTTTGCTTGCACTTTAATAAGGAAATTTTATGAAGAAATATTTTTTTGACATAATTTATAAAAAAATATCTAAAGAAAAAATATAGGATGCATATTATTCCGTTAATTCGACCCATTGGAACCGATACATTTTTTAATTCTTTCATATTAAATTCATTTTGTCTGGCCATTACATCTACTGTAGCAGTAGAAATGAGAGGATTTCTTGATGAAAAAAAAGGTTATATTTATACATATTTAAATAAAATAATACCAGGTAAAGATTTATCAGAAGGACAGAAGTTAATTATTACCTTTGTGACCGCTTTAGTTTCCGCATTTATTGTCTATAATTTATTTTATTTATTATTTGGCTTTGGAACAGGAATGTTAGGTGTTTCATCAGATAAAATTAAAAACCATGTTTATATTAAATAATTTAGCATTTTTTATAATTTATTATCATAATAGATAATTTCTATTATGATACATTTATTTTTATTCTATTTATGATTATTCTATTTATGATTCATTTATTTTTTGAAACAAGAAAAGCATTCTTTTAATCTATCCAACAAGTTTATTTTTAAATCTAAATTCGTTCGAAGTAAATCAACACAAAGTTCAATCAATAAATCAATATTTTCTTTATTATCAACTTTAATGTGATCATATTCAATTAATAGTAAGATGATATGTTTAATAAATAAAAGACTATCTTCTAAAGTGACTTTCTTTAATTGATTATTGGTTTTTAATAATGTTTGGTAAGAATCTTTCACAATTGTAATTATATAAGGAATATCTTTAGAATCAATAATTCTATCTTCTAAAATAGCGCCTAGACTTTTGCTAATTTCTTGAAATAGTTCAGGGCATGTTTCAAGTAATTTTTTCATAAAGGAAATTTCCGAATCGGTAATTTTTACTTTTACTTTCAGATCTTCAATTTTTTCGTCAGTTTCCAAGAGAGCACTGATAATTTTTACTAAATCAACAAGATCAGTTTTTTCCTGGGAATCATTCTTGGATTCTTCAGAAATTAATTGAGAAGATTCTTCTGTTTTCTCAGCTATTTTCATTTCGACTTCTTCAGTTGTAATTGGAGTTTCTTCTTTTTGTTCTGCCATGGTTTTTCTATATTACTAATTATATTTTATTTTTAAATAATTTCTTAATTTTAATTAAAATTTTTAATAATTTTATTTTTTAGTCTTGTTATATATTATAGATGTTTAGTAGTCCACCAAGATCATCAACTTTACATAGTAGAAATACGTCTACGATTAGGAAAAAACCCCCTCCTTCAACAAAATCTCAAAAAAATAAAGCCCGAAAAAGATTAGAAGAAGCAATTAGTAAAGCAAACTTGCCAAAAAGTGCAAATCAAGAAAATGAACGTACATTTCAAAATCCAAATAATGCTATTTTTATTGATAAGCACAATGAAAGAGTTTATAAAATTGGATTATGGCAAGATAGAGACCGTTGTATTCGAAATGAATTTATAGCTTATACCTTATTATTAACAAAAGATATGCCAGGTAGAAATATTCGTTATCCAGAAATGTTTGATTGTCAGAAAATTGCAGATACAAAATATGCGAAGATAACACTGAAATATATACCAAATATACAAATGGTTTGTTTCACTTCTGAAAATAATTCAATAATGAATAATGGTAATAATGAATCATCAACATGTAGTGATTCATTAAATAACGAAATACGAAATAATCTTATACAAGATGCACGTCAGTATTTAGAATATGTAGCCATTACACACAATGATGAAAGAGAAAATTTATTTTTTCATACGAAAGATAATCAACTAACATTTTTATGGATGGATTTTGAAGCGGCTACATTTGATAAAGAACAATTAAATATGTGTAGTAAATTATTATTACAAAATAATGTACAAATAAGAAATACTAATAATGAAATGAGTACTATAGGAATGTCATCTTCAAAAAAACGAGTAAATCCTTTTACTGATTGGCGTAATAATAATAATAATAATTAATAAATAATGTTAATATTTAAAATATAATTTCTATTTTAACTATAATAAAGATGTATTTTACCAATATTGCGTCTCGATTTCGGCATCAAATAAAAAATACTCCATTTAAACATGTACTAACACAGAAAAATAATAATCAATGGATTAATTATACCAATAATGATTTAAATAATAAAACTCTTTATTGTATCGAACAATTAAAAAAACATAATATTTATGCAAAGGATCACGTAGTCTATAAAGGAAAAAATTCAGTAGATTGGATCGCCTGGAATATGGCAACGTATGCACTTGGAGCAACTTGGATCCCTTTATATACCAACCAAAATGTAAACTATATTAATTATGTTTTAAGTGATAGTTTGCCAAAATTATACATTACTGATCAATTAGAAGAAAATAGTAACCATGGTTTTATTGATGCCAATTATGAAATGAAAGTAATCAGTAATCATGTTCCTGACTTTGATGTAAATGAACAACATCATGTATTCAATGTTCTTCCTGAAAAAATGAGTAATTTAATTTATACATCTGGCACAAGTGGAAATCCAAAAGGAGTTATGCTAACACATCAGAATTTACTTTCTAATTTATCCATGATTGAATCTCGATTTTCTTCATTAAGTGCAGATCATTCTTCACTGACTTCAGTAAATATTTTACCATGGGCACATATTTACAGTCTAAATACGGAATTGTATTATATGTTATTAAACAATCATAAAATTGCTTTATGTGATCATCCTGATCAATTGCTCAAAGTTATACGAAAAATTCAGCCACATTTGATTTATTTTGTGCCACGTATCTTAGATGGTATTAAGAAAAAGATTGAATTTCTCGATAAACCATTCCTATCTAAATTAATTCCCATACTTTTACGTAAAATATTTGGAAAAAATTTAATTACTATTTTTTGTGGAGGTGCTTATTTAAGTCCATCAACCAAAAAATTTTATCAAGATCACGGAATTCAAATATGTGAAGGTTACGGAGCAACAGAAACATCACCCATGATATGTGTTCATAATTTAGAAACAAATAAGAATGTAGATAGTATTGGACAACTATTAGATAATGTGTTAGTAGAAATCATAGATGATGAGATTTGTGTACATGGTCCTCATGTAATGGAAGGTTACTACAATAATAAAGAAGCAACAGCAAATGCTTTCGTATTCAAAGAAGAGAAAAAATATTATAAAACCGGAGATAGTGGTTATGTAAAAGATAATTTTCTGTATTATGGTGGGCGAAAAAGTGCGAATTATAAATTAAGCAATGGCAAATTTGTGAATGTAGAAGAAATTGAAAATAAAATTAAAAATCATTGTGCGAATCCATTACTTATTTACGGTGAAAACCGTGACTATAATATACTTATTATGAAGATTGATTATGGTATTCATAAAATAGATTTTTTAAAAAAAATTAATCAAGAAATTCCAAAATATAATCGTATTAAAAATATTCTTTATATAGAAGAAGATGTATTTAATAAACATATGACACCTAAAATGTCATTAAAAAGAAAAGAAATTTATAAATTTTTAGAAGATAAAATTAATTTATTATATGATAAAAAAATTGGACATATTGATGATATTTCAATGTAAAAATACGAAAATATATCAAAAAATAATATAAAAATAATATAAGAATTATATAAAAATAATGTAAAAAAAATATAAAAAATAAGAAACATTTTCAAAGATGTAAAATAAAAAAATGATTTTTTTTACATAAAATAGTTAAAATCATTAGATATTATCTATTTAAATAATAAAATTTAATATTTATTATACTTTGACGTATAGACTATATTGATAAATAAATACAAATATAATGATAGTTAATCCGAATAATATATTATCATCATCACCTTGTTATCCTCAAGATCAAATAAATGTATCTTATGATCCTTCTGAAAATTTGAATCATAATTTACTACGTAATTTTTCATTTGATATAACACAACCTTTAAAAATTTTTCGATCAAGCTTAGATTCATTACTTGAATATTTAGAAGACGATTTGAATGAACAAAATGAAAACAATCATCCCAACATACTATATAAAAATAATCTAATTGAACTTGAAAAAAATAAACATATCGAAGATATGATTTCTATTCAAAAAGGACTACAACAAACAAAGTCTTACTACGAAAATAATGTATATAATGAACAAAATATTGGAAATGATCTTACAAATAAATATATTTTTATGAACAATAATGTAGATACTGATAATAATTTTTGTTGGCATATTATTCAAGGAAATGAAGAACAAGCATTAAAATTAATGGAAACTTATTTCGTAGATCCTTTTAAATTTAATCAAAAGTATCAAACGAATCCAATAGCTTTAGCTTATTCAAATAAACGTGAAAAAATAATTAAAATCATAAAAGATCTTGTCTATTCTGGACAAATTCCTTATGATTACAATTTTTATTGTCCTAACTGGAGTTTAAAAAAACATTATCCTGGATTTATTGCATATCAAAAAAAAATATTTGAATCATTTTACCATACATTAGTACAGGCTTTTTGGTCAGATGAAATGAATGAATGGGTTGAATTTTAAATGTGCAGAGGTTTTACATAAATCAATATTATATTAATAATCAGGATTAAATAATTTACGACGTAAGTTGTTCATTGCTCGATCTGTGATATTTCGCTTGGATATGCTATACATTGTATTCCCATAAATGCGTTCTAATAAGAAATTAATCGAATACATTCCACATTCACTTCCACCATATTGATGTTTTTTATCATTATAAATTACTGTGGGGTGATAATTATGTTCCTTATATTTATTAAAAATTTTAGTTATAAATTGGTGAATTAACCTAGGCGGTTGAGAAGCGGTACTGTCATAGTAGTTAATTTCATTATTTACATTATCAATATAAATAGCTACCCAATGTGTTCCTGGTCCTGTACTTACATCTAAATTATAAATAATACCAATTTTATGTATTTTCTTTTTTTTCAAAGCTATTATATCTAAATTACTTAATTCACAATTAATTGATACCGGACAATCAGAGGGAATAGCTCCTAAAAATTTAAAATCTTTATGTGCTTTTTCATATTGGTTCATAATATTATAAATATCATACGTATTTAACCAAGTATATTTGTTTTTCTTCCAGTCAACTGGTAAATCAGGTTTGAACGTATATTTTTGAATAGTATTATTTTTTAATTCCCTAATTTCTTTTTGGTTTTTCCAACATGCTTCTTTTTTATTACAACGATTTTGAAAAGATTCTTGAATGTCATTCCAAATAGCTTTTTTCGATTTATTTTTCGTTTTTATTTTTTTTTCATTGGTTTCATTTAATTTATTGGCCATTAATTGAAGCGATTCTTTACTATAACATGTACTTGTTGTTTTTGATGAATTGTTTTTATTATTTATGGAGCATTGATTTGGACTAATTTCAAATTTATACTTTGTCATCTATTAATAATTCAGATTTTTATTTTTTTTAATGTAATATTTAATAATTTAATATTTTTAATATTTTCAAATTTTAATATTTTCAAATTTTAATATTTAATAAAAAACTGCATTTAAAATATCATTGTATAGTAGGTAATGATATATGATTTTGTCATTTTAGGTGGTGGAATTAGTGGACTATATACATGTTATCGTCTTTTACAAAAAAATCCGCATTACAAAATAGCAGTATTTGAAAAAAATAATTATTGGGGAGGTCGTATTAAAACGTTTTATAAAACAATCAATCACGTAGATTATCAAATGGAAGAAGGTGCAGGGAGATTTAATAAACACCATAAAATCTTAAAAGCACTGATTGTAGAATTAGGCTTAAAAAAAGATATGATTCAAATTGGTGGAGATGCTACTTTTTGTGATACAAACTATGTATTTTCCTCTTCTTTTGATCATCAAAATTCTTTTACATATATTGATAAAGTTATATCGAAGGCATGCCATGAAGATATTTCTTATTTACAACAATTTACTTTCGTCAATTATGCAAAAAAAGTTTTATCAAAAGAGGAAATAAATTTTATGCTACAAGCATCTGGCTATGCGACTGATTTATTATTATTAAATGCTTTTGATGCATGTGTTATGTTTCAGTACCATAACAGGGAAGACATGAACTACTTTATACTGAAACATGGATTAAGTTCACTTATTCAAAAATTAGTAGAAAAAATAAAAAAACTGGGTGAAAAAAATCATACACATTTATTTTTAAATAGTGTAATCCATGAGTTCTATTTTGATACTGTTAATGAATTATTTTTTATTCAACAACATTCTAATAAAGATGATAAATTAATTGATAAAATTGAGAATAATATAAGTGTAATTCAATCTAAGCAGCTTATTTGTGCCCTTCCTAAAAAAAATTTATTATCCTTTTCTTATTTTCATAAATATAAAGACTTATTAAATAGTGTTCATAGCACATCTTTGTGTCGTATTTATGCAATTTATAAAGATCCTTGGTTTGATAAAATATCAAAAACAATTACAAATAATCCTCTACGTTATGTAATTCCGATTAATAAGGAAAATGGATTGATCATGATTTCTTATACAAATGGAAAAGAAATTGATTATTGGAAACCAATGATTTATAATAATGAATGGAAGAATAATCATTTCGAAGATAAAAAAAATAATAAAAAATATAATAAAAACGAAGAAAATAATAAAAATAATAATAATAAAAATAATTTTAATATTAATAAACAATTAAAAGTAAGCTTACATAAAAATATTAATAAAGTTTTTCAAATAAATACAAAAGATCCTATTTTTATAAAAAATTGTTATTGGGATATTGGTGTGCACTTATGGAAATCTCGTAGAAATAGCTTAGAATTATCAAAAAAAATAGTACAATTAGATCAAATTATACCTTTATTTATTGTAGGAGAATCTTATTCAATATCACAAGGTTGGATTGAGGGAGCATTAGAAACTTCTCAATTATGTCTTGAAAAAATACATGCTTAAAAAAATTATTTTTCTACAGCATACCTCTTTCTTTTTTTATTCCTAAGATTATAAGAAGATTGATAAATATCTTCTATAATATTATCTTCTATGATATTTTTTCTAATTAATTTATTTTCTTCCGAATGATTTTTATGAAAATAGTTATCTAAATAATTGTGTAGATTTTTTTGATCTTGATGTAATAAATTAATTTTATGTAGTTTTTTTTGAATTTCCTCATAATTATTAATTCCAACAGTTTCAATTATCTCAATTGCTTCTTTTATTTTCCTAATATCTTGTTCAATATCTTTATTTTCATTTATTATAAAATTTTGTTCTTTTATTAAATTATTTGATTTATTTAGATTTTTTACATTTAATTTACGATTAGTAAATAAACTATCACGTAATATCATAATTTCTTTTGAATAATCATTAATAATTTTAATGTAAGTATCATAAGATTTTTCAAGTAAGTTTTTTTTATTTTTTAATTTATTAGATATATCTTTCTCGTTAGAAGTAACATAATTTTTTTGATAAATGTTATCTTGAAAATACATATTTTTTTCATAAATATCTTCAAAAAAAGAAGAAGTAATATTCATAGTAGAAATATTTCTTAAAGATGATTATTATAATATAAATATTAAATTTATATTTATATATGTTAATGTTAATAAATTATATTATTTATTTTTAGTGACTATTTAATGTGACGACATGTGATACAATAATATTGATTCCATTATAAACTTTCGGATAATCTATAGAAAAAATACATACTTAAATAAAATTATTTTTCTATAACATGTATTTTTCTTTTTCTTAAATTATATGATGAAGGATTTTTTCTATCTTCTTCATATTTTACTTGCTTCGTAGTTAAAACAGGAATTTTGCGGAAAGAATGAATGGGTGTTTGATTGTTTGGAATTTTATAATCTATTTGAGAAAGATCAATTCCCGGAAATTTTATTTTTTTAATTGTATGGAATGTATGAATTCCGATGGTGTCGATTATTTTGATTGTTTCTTGTATTTTTTCTAATTCTTGTTTAATTTCTTGATTCACTTTTATTACAAAATTTTGTTCATCTAATAAATTATTTGATTCAATTAAATTTTTTACATGTAATTTATGCCGATGAAATATATTTCTACGTAATTTTATAATTTGTTTTGAATAATCGTCGATGATAATAAGGTGATCATGATAACATTTTTCAAGTATTTTTTTTTTATTTTTTAATTTATGAAGAATAACATCTTCATGAAAAGGAAATTGTGTTTGTTGATATTCTTTATATTCTGAATAAATTTTTTGTTTATATTCATTTTCTATTTTTTCTTTGAATTGATAATTATACACATCTTCAAAAAAGGAGGGAAGATACATTAATAATTGTTTTGTATAAAAAATTTTTTTTATTTAATTATAAATTTATATGTATTTAATTTATAATTTATAACTATTTAATATTTAAATATGTATTAGTTAAAAATTAAATCATTTATTTATTTTTTATCGAATACTTAATATCAAAGTAGTGTGATTAAAAGAATTAAGTTAATATTTTTTAACGTTAAAAAGTGTAAATAATGTTCAATATGATATTTTATCGTTTAAAATATGCACAGGTGTAAAAATAAATTACACCTAATTTATAAAAATGGGAATAAAATTTTGTATATATATAATATAAATATGTATCGAAAATTACTTCAATTTTCTAAAAAAATGATTCCTCGCATTTCGGAAACCGAGCGAATCGCATTAAATAGCGGTACCAAGGGAATAGAAGAATTATTTTTTAAGGGTACTGTCAGTCAGAAAGATTTAATTGAAAAATTTCCTTATCCAAAAATTACTGATAATGTCCTTATGAATCAAAAAGTAGATTCTTTTTGTCAAACCATTAATGATTATCAAATATATCAAGAAAAACAAATACCACAAGCTGTATTTGATGAAATAAAAAAAAATAAATTATTTGGTTTAATTATTCCTATGGAATATGGAGGTCTTCAATGTGACCATCATCTTCAGTCACAAATTGTTCAAAAAATATCGACATCATCGAGTCCTGTTGGCGTTGCGGTAATGGTGCCAAATTCATTAGGACCAGCAGAATTATTATTAAAATATGGTACAAACGAAGAGAAAGATAAATACTTAAGAAAATTAGCAGGTGGTGAATACATTCCTTGTTTTGGATTAACGGGACAACATAGTGGAAGTGATGCTGCTTCCATGCGTGATACTGGAGAGTTAATTGAAAAAGATGGGCAAAAAATGATTAAATTAAATGTATCGAAGCGATATATTACGCTGGCTCCTATTTCAAATTTAGTAGGTCTTGCATTTCAATTAAAAGATCCACATGGATTATTGGAAGATGGTGGAAAAGAAGGAATAACCTTAGCTTTAATTGAACCAAAAGATTTCGAAGATTTAGAAATTGGATCCAAGCATAATCCAATGGATATTCCTTTTCCCAATGGAACGATTCGTTCTAAAGATTTATTTATTCCTGTAGATAAAATTATTGGTGGGCAAAAAAATGCGGGAAATGGATGGACTATGTTAATGGAATGCTTAGCAGTAGGTCGAAGTATTTCTTTACCTGCATGCGCTGTTGGAAGTGCTAAATTAACAACGAATTACGTTGGCGCATATTCAATATATCGCAAACAATTTAAGACAATGTTGGCAGACATGGAAGGTGTGCAGTCTAAGCTAGCAAATATTGGAAGTGAAACATTAAAAATTACAAGTATTCAATACTTAACAAATTCCATTTTAGATAGTGGTTTAAAACCATCCGTTATTGGAGCCATGATGAAATATGAAACAACGGAACGTGCACGTACAGTTGTAAATGATGGAATGGATGTAGTTGCAGGTAGTGGTATTTGTAAAGGTCCTCGAAATGTATTAGGCAATGCATACCAAGCAATTCCAGTTGGAATTACGGTTGAAGGAAGCAATACATTGACTAAAAATTTAATTATTTTTGGACAAGGATTAATGAAAAGCCATCCTTATTTATATAATATTATTCACAGTATTGAAAAAGAGGATGAAAGTATGTTTAAAAATAATCTTAAAGGAATCATTGGAAATAGTATAAGTAATTTGGGTAATTCTTTATTTTATAAATTGTATGGCAATACCATGTTTTTAACTAAAAAAGAAGATATGTTAGTCAATAAATTTGTATGTAATTTTGCTGTAACTGCAAATATGATTTTATTAATGGGAACGAAATTTAAAACAAATGAATTTACTTCAGGAAGAATGGCGGAAATTATGGGTTCTTTGTATATTATCTATGCTTTAGATTGGTTTAACCATCATCATCAAAATAAATTACATGATTTAGTTAAATATGCCAAATATCAAGAATTTCAAAAAATTCAAGATAATTTAAATCAAATTTCTAATAATTATCCTATTTTTGGAATAAAACAAGTACTTACTTTTTTAAATAAAGATACTTTTCTAAATAATCAATTCAACATTTCAGATAAGATGACACAACAAGCATCCAATAGTATAACCAAAAATATGGAAGTACGTGCTATTTTAAGTGAAAATATATTTATGAATGATCGCTTACAAACAATGAATAATCATTTAGAAGAAATATTACAATATCAATCTTCTAAAGAATCAAATATGTATCCTAAAGAAAGTAATTCATTAGATAAATTAATTCATGAAATGACGACGGTAGATGAATTTAATAAACAATAAAAATATTTTATCTTAAGTAAATATATAGAATAATGAAAGGAAATATAAGTATTTTTTCAATATTTATCAATTTCATTAATGAATTCGATCTATTATAAGAGTTAAATAGTAATAATAAATAATTTACACCCTTGAAAATTAAAGTTGAATATTTATTGTGTGATTTACAATTCCATCCCATTTAAATTTATTTTTTAAATATTTTTTAAATATTTTTATACTTTCTTTTTTAGTATTATATGTAATATTATAGTGTTGACAATTTAGTTCTTTATTAGGTATATATAGTTTATTATTATCATCTAATTTAAAAACAACAATTATAAATTTATCTTTTTTATTATATTTTTCAGGCCATGCATAGTCTAAAATATAATATCCATTTATTTTTTTAAGTTTTTTAAATATTATTTTGACATTTATTTCTTTTAATTCATTTTTAATATTATTTTGTAATAAATTAATAGTATTCATTTGAGATTTATTCAATTCAGAAAACATATCTTTTAATAATTTTGAAGTAATTTTTGATTTTTGTTTTACCAATTTTTTAACATTTTCATTTGTATTACTATTAAATTTTTTATATTCTTCTTTGTATTTTCTGCATTTACTTTTAAAATTTTTCCATATTTTAAATTTAGGATTTATATCAAAATAATAGGATTGTGTCAATATTTTATTTGATGATTTAAACGGACCTGTATCTGAGCCAGTATTAATTACATATTTATAGAATTCCGATTCACATGCACATTTTTTAAATTCATATTGACCTATTTTTTCTCCAATTTCATTTAATTTAAATTCAATTATTATTTCAGGAAAATAAATTTTATCACTAAAATTATTAAACCATTTGGGGTTTTTTTTAAGTTCATCTGTAAATGATTTAAATGTAAAATCTACGGGACTTTTTTTTAATAATAATTTTAATTTTTTTTCACTTTCATTATATTTTTTATAAAAATCAGATAAAACCCATTTTTTATTTTTTCTAAATTTTTTTACAACCCAAACTTTTCCATCTTTTCCTCTTCTCATGATTCCTACTTTTTCCGCATGAGCACAATAACCTAAACCCTTAGGACTTGGTTCATCTCCTTTATATGATTTTTTAGGGTCATTTTTACATTTATGCATATATATTATAATATTTTATATATTTTATAATTTAATTTTTATAATTTATCATATTTAATTAATTATATTTTCAATTAATTACTAAATTTAGAATTTTTTATATTATAATTAATTTGTTTATTTAAATAATTATTATTTATAACATCTTCTGTTCTATAAACATCGACATAATAAAAACAAGTGTGAACACTATATGGATTAGAATTTTTTAGATTACTAACGAATAATTTTATATTTGCTTCACAATATTTAGATCCCGTTATCCATATATTAAATTTCTCTCGATTTTCATCACTTTTACTAATATAATTTATTAATAATTTTAAATTTGGATTTTGATTAATAAAATTATTATTTATATTATTTGGAATATTTATAGCTCTATTAGATAAATTATTAGGTTTTACAATTTTTATTCTTTTAAAAAAATCTTCTTTATTAAAAGATATTTCATTCTTAAAATTATAAGATTTTTTCAATACATAATCACCTATAAAATTTATCATAAGCATAAATTGCTTTGTTGTTTCAAAGCCGAACTTTTTTATATATAATCTTAAATAAATTTCTTTTTTTTCAGTATTTGTCCATTTTTTATTATTTGTTTCAAAATTATAATTTGTATTTTTATTATTTAAACTTGTAGCCATTAAATCACTTAATGTTATATTATCATAATATGCTTTTATAGCATAATTTTTATTACTTAAATTAAAACCATTTTTTATCACATATTTATTTTTATTATATAGTTTTATTAAATTATTATAATTTTTAATAAGTACTTTATTATTTTCATTTTTATTTCCATTTTTATTTTCTATTGTAACAAATTCTATAAGTTCAGGATTAATTGGAAGAATAATATTAACTTTAGCTTTTTCTGATAAAATTAATAATTTATTTGTTGCTACAGTTAAATCTATTTTAGGTTGTTTTTCTTTTAAAATATAAAAATTATCATCTTTTAAATCAAAAAATTTATCCAAATATGTTCTAAAAAATATATCATAAACTGTTCTTGTTAACCCTCCAGCATCTATCCCAGTTTGATTTTCAAATTTAAATCTTTTGTTTCTTAGTGAAATATCTTCTTGCTTGATTATTTTATCAAATAATTTTGTATTACATGTATTTTTATTATTTGACAACAGCATATTTTTTTTAATTACAATATTTTCAGACAACATATTAAGACTCCAATTGGGTTGAAGAGATGGACAACCATTGAACATTAAATTAATAGTACAATCTGATCTCACCTGCCATGAATTTAATACCTGATTAAATGATTCTGCTTCTTTAAACATTCCTTTCATATTTTCTACTGATGAAACATCCCATGAATTAAGTGGTTGATTGAATAAAGATGCTCCTTTAAACATATATCTCATATTTTTTACTGATGATACATCCCATGAATTAAGTGGCTGATTGAATGATTTTGCATCCCGAAACATACTTTGCATATCAATTACAGATGATACATTCCAAGAATTAAGTGGTTGGTTGAATTTAGATGCTCTAAAAAACATATCATTCATTTCAGTCACTGATGAGACATCCCATGAATTAAGTGGTTGATTGAATGAGTATGCTCTTTCAAACATACCACTCATTTCTGTTACTGATGATACATTCCATGAATTAAGTGGTTGATTGAATGAGTATGCTCTTTCAAACATACCACTCATTTCTGTTACTGATGATACATTCCATGAATTAAGTGGATTATTGAATGAGGATGCTCCACCGAACATACTTATCATATTAGTTACAGATGATACATTCCATGAATTAAGTGATTGGTTGAACGATTCTGCATGGACGAACATACTATCCATATTAGATACTGATGACACATCCCATGAATCAAGAGGCCGATTAAATGATGTTGCTCCACTGAACATATTACTCATATTTTTTACTGATGATACATTCCATGAATTAAGTGGCTGATTGAATGCTGATGCATTATAGAACATAGCACTCATATCAGTCACTGATGACACATTCCATGAATCAAGTGACTGATTGAATGAAGAAGCTAGAGAGAACATCCCATTCATATTAGTCACTGATGATACATCCCAATTACTTATATCTTCATTAAATGATTTTTCAGCAAATAATCTACTCATATCAGTTATACTTGATACATCCCAGTTGTTAATTTCTCCATAATAATCTATTATATAGTCAGTATGAATTAGAAAAAAATTTTTACTCTTTTCATATGAATTGTGCTTTTTTTCTAAATATGTTTTAAAATCACTCTGAATATAATTAGATGACGTTTTTACAATATAACCTTTATCAGCTCCACGATCTTTTTGCGTAATAAGAGTGTGATAAATATTCACAATTTCTTTTAATTCCTCATTTTTTTCAAACTTATGTTTACTATTATGTTCACCAGCACCCTTTTTATTATATGTTTTTATATGTTTAATCAATTCATTTTTATTAAATTTAGAGTATCCTTTTAAATTTTTATTTTTGCATATTTGAATTAATTCAGTTTTAGATTTTAATTTTAAGGTCTTTAATTCCATATATATAATTTAATTATATTTATTTTTAATAAGCTTTATAAAAAAAAAAAAAATCAAATATGTATTCTAAAGAAAGTAATTCATTAGATAGATTAATTCATGAAATGACAACGGTAGATGAATTTAATAAAAAATAAAAATATTTTATCTTAAGTAAATATATAGAATAATGAAAGGAAATATAAGTATTTTTTCAATATTTATTATATTTGTTGTAATTATATTTTTATATTTTATAGTTAATCATTCCTACCAAGAAGGTTTCCGAGGTCGCGGTGGCGGTGGCGGTGGAAGACCTATGGGAGGGGGTGGTGGAAGACCTGCTGGTGGAGGCGCAAGACCTGCTGGTGGCGGTGCAAGACCTATGGGAGGAGGAGCTAGACCCGCTGTAGTTGGCGGGAGACCAATGGGAAGAGGAGGAAGAAGACCTTCCGGAGATGGCGGACGAAGACATTGGGGTCGAAGATACCATAGACCTGGTTATGGACATAAATCTCGCTACTATGGTCGCCGAGGAGGTTATTATGGAGGTTATGGAAGTGGATGGCCATATTATAATCCATGGTACACCCCTTTGTATTCTGTTGCTTACGTAAATGAAAATGGAACTTGTAAAAATGGGTGTACCCAAAAAGATAATAAATGGCTATGTGAAAATAGTGAAGATGAAAGTGATAATCATTGTGTTTATGATTCAGATTGTTCTGGATGTAATTGAAAATAAATTAATTGATCACTTTTTATCATTTTATTTAATCATAATCAATTAAGTATTATTTTGTTTTATTTAGTATTATTAAGTTATTTTTTACCTTAATAAAGTATAGTGTCTTCATTATATCATGAATTTTCCCGAAAAATATTTAGTATATGATATACGTACATCGAAAGATTTAAAAAGTTCAACTATTTCTGGATATAAAAAAAAAGATGTAGTGACCGCATTTGAAAATGCTTTGATTAATGGACAAATTGAAGATAGTATAAAATGGTGTGTAGAATTACATATTTCTTGTTATGATAAAGATATATGGAAAATTTTTTTTCAAGTCTATTTAAAACATATTCACCAACAAAATCCAAAATTATTTATTTATTTATTAAAACGTAAAAAAACGTATGATAATTTTTTATTATATTTGCCGAAGCAACATTATTTATTTTCTCGAAATAATATGGAAATTCGAAATTTATTTGCTGAACTCACAGCTTTATTAACCAATAGTCCAAAAAGTCATCTTTTATTAAATAAAAGTTTGCCATCTATTCAAATAAAAAAAATAAACGCTGGTGAATTAAAAAAAAGAATGGTGGCCATCAATAATACAGAAATTGAACGTTTTTTGTATAGTGATACACATTCCTTAGTTAAATTATGTTTAAATGAAATTTATATGAATTTGAAAATGAATCATACGAATATTCAAAATTGTTTTTTTTGGTATCTTTATTTAGAAAAAAATAAAGAAATTCAAAAAATAGAAGAATCCAATAAAAGTAAATCAGTGCTGCATTTTTTTGAAGAAGAAAAAAAGAAAATGGCCCAGGGGAATCAAGACGAATTGTTAAAATCCCATTGGTCATATATTTTATGGAGCATTATTTTATCTTTCCGTTCTTCGATGAATAAATATGATAAAGTATTATTGGAAAAACTTGAAGATTATTATAAAACAAATTTCAAAGTTAGTCAAATTACAAGTAAAAAATATATATTTTTATATTGTTTTATGATTATTAAAAATAATATATCTTGGAAAAAACCATTAGTTTTTAAGGAACATATTTATATTCAGACCAATGCGAATATTAATAATATGTATTTAAATATATTAAAAAATATTTATAAATATTTAAGTGAGGAACAACAAGATTTATATTTTAAAAAATATTATAAAATAATTAATGATTATTTACCTAAAGATGAAAATATTAAAAAAGATAACCTGGATAATATTCATGAAAATTTAAATAAAATATTATATCAAGAACATGATTTTGTGTCTAATCGAACATTAAAACAGAATAAAAATCATGAATTAATGAATCAACAAAATTCACAACATTCAGAGCATATTAAAAATAATAAACCAAATTTAATCAGTAAAAATAAAAATTTAAAAGATGTATATGATGAAAAAGAAGAAAAAATGAAGAAAAAATTAGATTTATTTGTGAATTGCTTTATACAGAAAAAACAAGTCAAGTCTTCTTCCTCTATACCATCTCCTAAAAAAAATGTATTTGATTATTATCAACAAGAACAAAATAGACCAGAAGAACATAAATATATTGATTATGATCATACTTCCAAGAATAAAGGCAAGTATAAAAAAGAACTCTTGGATAAAAATTCGATTATTAAATTATGATTTATAAATTTTATACACCTCTAAGCGAATGTGTAAAATGCTTAATTTTTTATAATAATTTCAAATAATATATATATATATATATTGTATGGTATTAAAGAAAAATAGAAAATCACCTTCCAAATCAGCCACATTATATGAAGAAGGTGTGATTGAATGGGGAAATGATAGTGAGTTATGGGCTGTAAAAAAATATAAAAATGGTACTAAAAGATGGACTCCATATCATAGTGCAGAAATTTTTGGATATACTCCATTAACTGCTAAAATTCTTAAAAAAAATATCAATAAACCAATCATAGTATTTGAAAGACAATTTGAATATAATTTTCCGAAAAAAAGAAGTGATTTTGATGTTAAATATTGTTTTACTCCTTCTGGGGATGCTGAATTATATAAAAAAAAAAAAACAAAAGTATTTAATAATTGGTTAAAAAATAAAAATTATATTGTAAAAGAAAATGATGTTTTTATTATTAAGGGTACTATGAAATCCAAAGATATAGACGCTACACTTCAGGTTTCTCCTAAGCCTTCTGAATTAGTTAGTACAAATTTAATGAATACACAAGCATTTATAAAAATTTCTAAAGTTGTAAAATAAATATCAACAAGTACAAGTATAAGAAAAAACTCTTGTATAAAAATTTGATTATTCAATTATGATTATTAAATCAAAAAACAATTCAAAAATTAAAACAGAAAATAAAATACGTATTTTAGGTAATTTATATATTATTTATATATAATTTATATATAGTAGTATGAAAATAATAGATACTATAAATAAATATCTTGTTATTTTTTTTGATGTTGTCATAGGACCTTTGAACAAAAATAGTTTATTATTCTATGCTATCTATTTTTTAATATTTTTCTTACTTTATTTTATTCATACATCCAAGACAAGTATTAACATATTTAGTTTTTATGTAAATCAACTGAAGAATAATCCTTTTTATTTACGTTTGCTTTATGGAATAAGTATATCTATTTTTTGTTTATTATTTATTGGTATTATTTATATTTTATTTTTTGTAAAAACAGATGCACCTGTTTTAAAAACATCTATTATTACAGGGTATATTTTTATTATCTTTATCATGAATTATATATTTACTGGTTTATTGAAAAATGAAATTCAAAAATTACCGCCTATATTCTTTAAAATAATGGATTACGTGTATTATATTATGAATACTATTTTTTATATTTTCTTTTTCTGTTTATTTATTTATAATATTAACGAAAAAGTAAATTTAGAAGTATTTGTTGCTATGGAGCTTGTAATATTATTTTCTTGTTTGTATTTAATTAATATTATCTATCATGTTAAAAAAATTAATAAAACCTTAAATAAAAATAGTTATTTATTCTTAACGTTAAATTGTTTCCATAATAGTTCTAAGGAACGTTTTAATAGTGATAATGATTATAATCCACAGTTAGGAGAAATAAGAAAAGAATATGGATCAAATTATTTACGATTAATGGGTAATATTCCCGTAGCTTTTTATAATTCTACCAAAAAAATTTACCAAAATTTAAATTTATGTGATTTTTATTATCCTGGTGCCGCATATTCCTATTTAGGCGATAGTCCGTTAAATGGAAAACCAAATATAGAGGCTTTAGAAATTGCACTATCTAAATTTAAAGTACGTATTATTACATTAGATATTTATTCAAATATTGAAGATCAATACAGTCCTCGTGCAGATCCTGTCGTTCGCTGTAAAGATATGGCGGAAGGTGCTCGTCCTCTTTCCTTAAAAGAATGCTTTGAAACAATCAATAAATGGGCATGGCTAGTAAATAATAATAATGAATATTGCTATCCATTTATACTTGTAATGAATTTTCATTTTGAATATAATGAAAATATGTATATCAAAATTTATGATTTTATTATGAAATCTTTTTCTAAATATTTAATGGACCGTAAATATAGCTTTGCAGGTCGTAATGGACAAGGAAATATATCTTTGGCACCTATGGCAGATTGTATTGGAAAATTAATTTTAGTATCAAATAAATATCCCACTAAAACAATATTAGATGAACTAATTAATGCTTCTACAAATGATTTGACAAATGATTTTAAAATTTTAGAATATAAAGGAGATTATGTAGATTATAATAAAGTTGGTATTTCTCAAGATTATAATAAGAATAATTTGGTAAAAGAATCTAAGTTTAATATGCGTTTTTTCCAGTCAGAACCAAATGCAACTTATAAAAATAACGCTCAACCAAAAGCAGGTTTATTTAATCCTAATTTTCAAGATATTGCTCAATATGGTATACAAGGTACATTAATGTATTTATTTGTACCTGATGAGAATTTAAATAAATGGCATTTGTACTTTAAAAATAAAAGTAATTATGACCCAATTTTGAAAGATCAATCATTACGTAATATACAAGGTAAAGTATTTGAACCCCAACAACAAAATCCTGTTACTGGTATTCAAAAACCTCAAAAATATTGTGTTGCTCCAAATGGATTAATGACAACGCATAGAAGTAATTTATCAGGAGGAGATACGAATCCATCATGTCAAGCTGAAGATGATATCGATACTAGTTATAAAGTGAATACTGGTATAGATGTCTAAATTTAAGTTTATTTTTTATAATTAAATCAATATTTATTTTTTCAAATAAATAAAAATATTTTTTCTAGTATAATAGTAAGATGAATTCAAATAATAAGAATACACAGAATAATAATTCAAATAATTTTTTATTAGGAATAGCACAGCCAATTCAAAGAAATAATAGAGGTAATTCTAGTAATAATTTAAATAAAAATATTAATAGAAACAATAATGCCATTAATAGAAGTAATTCTGGTAATAATTTAAACAAAAATAATAATAATAATAATGTCAAAAATAATTCAAATGCTAGAGTAATGAATAATCAACCTCAAACAATGACAAATTTAAGAAATAATTCCAGCAATAGTATGAGAGGATTTTTTAATAATTTAGGAAATCAACCTAATAATCAAAGAATTCCTAAAAATAATAATAACAATATTATTTCACAATTAAAAAATATGCAACAATCTTTAAAAGTAAAAAATAATGGAAATAAAAATAATTTAGTCAATACCAAAAATATGTTAATGAGCATTATAACAAAATTAGAAACCAATATTGAAACGTTTAATACAAAAACAAAAAATTTCAATCAAGAAAAGAAATTAATTCAAAATATGAATCAACGTGAGATTACCAAATTAAAAACAATCATTAAAAATTTATATAAAATTATTCAAAAAATATATACAATTACTACAGTTCCTAATAATAATAAAATTCAATTATTAGAAAATTTAAAAGAAAACATTGAAGAAAATCCAGTTTTATTAACAAATATCAATAGTATTATCCAAAATCAAAATGTTGTATTCAATAATCAAGGACAAATAAATACTGTTAATAGTAATAATTTAACCATTACAAATATGTTAAATAATCCAAATGAATATAATTTAAATGAAAATAATCATGCATCAAATAAAAATAATAAAGTAAATAAAAATGCAAATAATAATAATAATAATAAATCAAACAGCAATAATAATGCAAACAACAATAATGTAAATAATAATAAAATAAATAATATGAGTAATAATAATAGAACGAATACAAACAATACGAATAAAAATAACATGAATGCCGATAAAAATAAACAACCAAAGAATAATTCATATAATAAAAAATTATCATCTACGAATAATTCAAATTTAGTTAAAAAAATTAAAAATCATAAAATAAATCAATCAACCGCAAATACTAATTTACGATCTTTTTTACAATAAAAAGATCGTAAATTAAGGTTGTAAAGATGTAAATAAATGAGCATCTTTTATATCAAAAGGTAAAACTTGTAATTTATCTAATGGAATGCGTAATTCTTCTATTTCCTTTTGTAAATTTAGCAAATATTGATACGTATAATGAATACTATTTGTTTGATTCATTATTTTGAGTAATTTAAATTTTTTTTTGATCGATAACTTTTTTTGATTAAATAACTTGAAAAATTTTTCTTTTTGATGTTGTTTTATTGTAGTATCGTGATAAAAGTGAATGAGTATAAAACTATATTTTTTTTCATCAAAATCTTCACAAAATCCTTTTGCTTTCCAGTAAGTTGGATCCGTTAAATTAATGTAATCATCACGTATTTGAAAAAATAAAGCTAATTTATTTAATAAATTTCTGTATTGGACATATTCACTATGAATTATATTATTTGTTAATTCATAAAAAATTTCAATAATAATTGTAAATAATTTACCCGTTTTATTTTCAATCATATAATAATATTCTTGGATTGATGGAATTTCTTTTTGATATGTCCAATAAACATCTAATTGTTGTCCTAAATTCATTAAATATAGCATATTTAATATTTTATCACTAAGTAAATAGTGTACGTGCATTTTAATAACCTTGGGATCTAAAAAGCGATATTCTTTTTTCTTTTTTTTAAAAATATCGTAATCAATAATATTTAATACCTGATGATTATATTCCTTTAATTTTTTGAATATAAATAAAGAAGCTGCTCCAATACTCATAGGAATACCATATTTTAAATGACATGTAGGTGCATTTCTTCGTAATTTTGAATTATCTTGTATATCGTCAATAATTAAGCTTGCGTTATGTAGATCATCAATAAATTGATATGTAAAACGAATTAAATCTTGATTAATATTAAATTTTTCACCTACTGAAAGAGTAATACTTTTACGTATATTTTTTCCAGGTAAATTTTTATAATAAATTACGGGTTCCAAAAGATTATTTAAAACGGAATCTGTTAAAACATGTAAATTTTCTTGACTTTTATCTTCGGAAAGTTCAGGAAGACTAAAATAAGTTTCAGGAAAAAAATTGGAAATCTTGTCCATAACCCATTCCTGGATTAGTAAATATATTTTCTTAAAAACACCATAATGTTTTTTATAAAAATATATAAGTAATAATAAGAATAATAATAATATATAAACCTTGCTCATTAACTATAATAAACAGAATAAATATTTAAAATAGACACGTTCTTTAAGTTATCTACTATTTATAAGACAAATAAATAGTATTTAATTTGTAAATTTTATTATCTTATTTATAATGTAATAGATTCTTCATTTATAGTAGTACTTTGATTTATTTCATCGTTATGATGTTCAACATTATTATTTTGATTTATTTTATCACATTCTTGATTACTATTTTCTGTAGAAATATTTTTCTTCTTTTTATCAAAACAAGTCTGACATATCCATAAGCTATTATTTTCATCTTGATCACCATTACCATTGCATGTTTCACATATATTTTCACGTTTACAGCTAAAACATATATTGCATGTTTGCAGTTCATGACATACTGAGCAATTAAATTCACCGTCTAAGCTATTCTTCTCGCTTAGTTGATCAATAGATGTATGTCTTGTATTAGATTTTTGGGATGAAATACTATTATTTTCTGAAATTATTTCTTGGATAAAATGAGAGTTTATATTTTCATTATTCTGAGAATAATACATTAAATTTTGTAGATTATTATGAGATGATAAAATATTTTGCTTTTCATTTATTGAATGATTATCGTCAGATTGATTATCTATATCTGAATGATTTTCTTTATCTTGGATTTCACTATTATCAAAGGAATAAAATTTCCAGTTATCGGAAATTAATGATTCTTTATTGGTATGAAAACAAGTTCTACATATTATAAATTCTTCATTATTTGGTAAAATCTTTCGAAGCAGTTTTATTTTTTCATGAGGATTATGAAATGACTCATCACATAATTCGCATTCTGTTAATTCCTGATTACTATATTCATTATTTGCATCACTTTCTTCATCACTGTCCTCATTCATATTATTATCTTCACTTCTTTCATCATTATTACTATCATTATTAGATTCATCTTCATCACTACTAATTTTTTTATAATTGCTTTTTTTATTAATCTTTAAAATAATATTCTTTTGACATTGAAAAAATGTTTTTTTTTTTTGAGAACTATTTTTTAATAATAAAATCATATCTTTTTTATCAATCATTTCAAAATATTCAATATTTTCATCAATTATTATTGAAAAAAATAAAGAATCTAAAGATGATAAATAAACTTTTATAAAAGGAACTCTTGTCTTCTTTGAAAAATTACCACATTGAAAAATGGTTTGTGCATTATATAATTTGTAAGACAAAGATGATTGAAAAGCTATATTATTTAGTAATATTTTCAACGAAAAAATATTATTTTTTGATATTTTTAATTCTTTATCAAATTTTTTATTAAAAATATTCATATAAATATGTTTAATAAATACGACTTAATTTTTAAATAGAATAGTATAATTTTTTATAAATAATTTAATTCATATTATAACCAATAGGATAATTTAATCCTTGAGTATTATATTCCCCTTCAAAAGTAGCAACAGGTTTGCAGAGATCACCTACTTTTTGATGTTCGGGATTATAATTTTGTAAACATTCAGTTCTATTTAAAGAATTATCCATCATAGAATTGGAAGATTCTTCAGAGCTAAATGTTTCTTTCATTTTAGAATCACCAAATTGATTATTTACTCCATTATCTTGATCTTCTTCATTAAAATCCATAGATCGAGAAGTAAATAAATTATTATTAAATCCTTCCATTTCATCAGATGGTTGATCAGAAAATTGATTATTTACGTCCATTTTTTGATCTTCAGCATTAAAATCCATGGCTGAGGAATCAATCATATTATTATTGTATTTTTCCATTTCTTCTGAATGATGTTGATTAGTAGGTTCATCAGATTCACCATCGTATTCTGAGTTATCCATACTATCTTGACTATTCATCATACTTTCAAAATTTTCCTTATTAAATTTTACAGATAATAAATAAGACATTGCTAATAATAAAGCAATTAAGTAACTTTTTTGTGATACATATAAGATTAATAAAAGAACGATTACACGAACAATACCGAATTCATACATATTAGAGAAAAAATCATTAATATTCATAAAAATGCAGGTATTATATAAAAATAGTATAATTACTACGATCCAGTATACAAATTCATTATCTAAAAATTTCAAAGAGTTTCTTATTCCTTTACTAAAATTGTTAGATTCCATATTTCTTATAAATTAAAATAAGATAATTTTTTCACTAAATTATATTTAATTAAATTAAATTTATTTACCATTTTTTTCTCATAAATCTAATTATTTTCTAATTATATATCAGTATGAATCAAAATATATGGGGTTCGCACTTATGGTTTAGTCTCCATACAATTACTTTTACTTATCCTTTAAAACCAACATATACTGAAAAAATAGAATTTCGAAATTTTTTTTTAGCTTTACAAAATGTTATTCCATGTTCTGTTTGCAAAAGAAATTATAAAAGACATCTCAAAGAAAAACCAATTGAAAAACATTTAGAAACACGAAAGGATTTAGTATATTGGCTTATTGATATTCATAATATGGTAAATGCTGAAATAGGAAAGAAAATTCTTTCTTATGAAACGGTGATAAAAAAATATGAGAATGTATATCAAAAAAATTTACTTGAAGTAGATCATTGTTATTCAAATTCCAATGATAATACTCAATTGTGTAAACAGTTGTATATGTATTTTTTACTATTTTTAATCATTATTTTCATTATTTTTATTACAAAAATTTCTATTATTAAATAAATTTCTATTCCTACCAGAAATTCTATTCCTACGGGAAGTTATATTCCTAAAGGAATTCTAAAAATTGATTAAGAATTTCTTTGAAATTAATGATAGTTAATCGAATAGTATTATGTAAAGTATAAAATACATTTCTTTTTTCAATATTATAATTTCGAATTTTCTGAGAACCTTCTTCAAAAGAATACCAGTTTATATCTCCGATTTCTATTTTTTGATTAATATTTTCAGGATCTAATCCTAATTTTTTATGTATATTATTTATTTGTGATATATAATAGATATGTTTATATTTACTATAATTAGTAGATAAATATATTTCTTCTAATGGGTTCATATTTAAAATATGATAATCATTAGGTAAAAAATTTGTTTCTTCTTCAAACTCTCTTTTAGCACAATCTACATTTTTTTCTTTTAAATTTCGGCGACCCTTTGGAAATCCCCATTCTGGTTCTGGATATTTATAAACTCTTCGTGAATTTTGTATAATAGTTTCTAAATTAATAAAAATATTGATTTCATTTTTCTTTGTATAATATCCTTTTTTTAAAATATTAAATTTAGCTTCTGAATTTTTATATTCATTATTATTATTTTTTTTATTATATTCCCATAATTTATTCCATAAATCATGAAAATCCTTTGTTAATAACATATCTTTTTCTTCTTCACTAATTAAATTCAAAATATTTTCTAAGTAGGTAGTATTATCTAAATCGTATTTTCCTCGCATAAATTCTACATAATTTAAACTATTTTTACGACGAATAAAAAGATAATCTACAATAGAGTCTAATTCATCAATGTTAAAATTGGTCATTATATTTTTTATTTTTTTTAATTTATTAATTTCATCTAATGAAAATAAGTAGTTATTTTGAATTTTTTTTGAATAATTGATAATATCATTCATATTTAATGGTATTTTTAAGCGAATACATATAATACCCAAGCTAATAATTGGTTGTAGACATTTTTTAATCACATGTCCTTTTTTACCACAATTAAGGCAGTAAATATTTATTTCATTAGAGGTACTCAATGAATTAACGGAAGAATTATTATCAATATATTGTATGAGATGTTTCTTTGGCAATGTAGATTCAATTGATGATTGTTTTTGTATATGCTGTTCTGTCTGCAATTCTATTGTAAAATCATTTTGTTTTTTATTTTGATTTTTATTTTGATTAGGTACATATTCTTCCTTTTCATATTTGGATAATTTAGGAAAAGAAGAGTTAAAATTCATGATATATAATAAAATTAATAAAATAAACTTTAAACCAAAAAAATATTTTTTTATCTAATTAAATGGTAAGGGAATTAATATGAAAAATTTTAATCATTTTCAGTTTTATCCAGAAATAACGGATCATAATTTTAATAAAAAAATCTATT